AACCCTATACGCAACAAGAAGATAGCTGAAGCTCTGAAAGGAAGAAAGCTATCTAAGGAACATACTGAAAATTCACGTAAAGCAAGAACAATAGGCTATTACGATAAGGGATATATCAGATATGGAAGGAGAGGCGTTTTCGAACACAGGTTAATATGGCAAAAAGAGAAGGGAGAAATTCCTAATGGATTTGAGATTCACCATATTAATGGGATCAGAGATGATAACAGAATAGAGAACTTGCAAATGATGTCAAAGTCTGAACATGCTAAACAAACATGGGTAACCAGAAAACAATAAAATGGTAAGAGACGTTCGCGTAAAAGAGTATAGATTTGATGCAGGTAGTTTGACTGCCGATGGAGGAGGAGAATTCGAAGTTTATTCCGATCACGTAATAAACGGAACTATCCAAAGCATAGAATGGCAAGCAGGAAATCATACAACTACAGGTTCAGTAATTATATTCGCAAGTGGATTGGTTAACTCAGGTGTTGATTTGCCTGGCCAAATCATGAATATTAGCGGAATTAGTGTAGACTCAATAAGCTATCCAACGGTTGTAGCATTTAATATTGATGGATTCACTGGAAGTTCTCCAGGAGGAGGAATTCCAAGAGTTCAGCATATTATTAACGCACCTCTAAGAGTTCAAGGAACTAATACAGGAGATACAAAATCAGGAGTAGGACTCACGGTTAGATATATTTAAATTTTTTTTATAAACCGTACACAACAAAATAGGACAAATACATGGACCGAGCTTAGGCAGTCCAGCAGCAATAGTATTCGAAAACGCCTCTCCTTCCATATCTGATATATCCCTTATCGTAATAGCCTATTGTTCTTGCTTTACGTGAATTTTCAGTATGTTCCTTAGATAGCTTTCTTCCTTTCAGAGCTTCAGCTATCTTCTTGTTGCGTATAGGGTTCTTGTAAACCTTATTTTTCCACTCTACAGTTCTCTCGTATTTACCACTCGTCATTTTACTTATCGGCTATGCCTTGCACTTTGGCGTTCTTAAGATAACTATGCTGCTGTACCTATTGCAAGATAATCATATAGCACTGCTCCTCCGCCTCCTTGTACATTAGCACCACTTGTGTGCCTGCCTGAGTTTGCTGTTCCTGACGTTACTGCTGCTGAGCTTCCTGCTGCTGTCGCATCTAACATCTGCAAACCTGATCTTGGCCATACTTGGAAGAAGTAATCATTTGCTACTGCAAAGTTTTGTTTAAACTGTACATTAGCTGTACTACCTGCGCTTGTTAAAAAGCTACCAGCTTGTATAATCACTCCAAATGCTCCTGGACTTCCAATCGTAGGAGAACTTATCTCTCCTTCTCCATCAATTATACTTCCAGTTATGAATATATTAGCATTCTTTTGAGCTGAGTCATCTACATCACCAAGTTCCTCATTACCTAATCCATCTACTAATGTTGCCATCTTTTAAACGAATCAAGTAGTTGTTATCTTCGCAATTGCGTTAGTACGCAAAGGTTGAACATCTATTCTCTGTGTTAAAACCGCTCCTGATTGATCAAACGTAGGTAGATCAAAGTTCTCCACTGTAATAGGTCTCTTTTCCACTATTACGTATGCAAACTTTCTATCAATAACATATGAACTTGTTGTAACCATTCCTGCATTGGTAGATACTCTAATAACATTCAGTCCATAGATTGTTCCTTGGAATCCTCTCTGGATCATGTCAGTATTTCCTACCTTGTTAGCCTCTACAAATGTATCAATGTTTCTTAAGTCGTTTAAAACTTCAAAACCAACAATAAAATCTGTAGCTACCTTATCTGCATCATCTAAATGCTGAATAGCTCTCGTTATATTAGCAATTGTAATTGCTGCTCCGCCTGTAATAGTATTATCTGCTGCATCAAGTGCATTAGTAATCACTAAACTATTTTCATTCTCTGCGAATCTCCTTCCTGCAATCATAACGTTGTTGTCAAGTATACTAAAGTTAGCATCCTCCATCATCTCTCTGGTAATTCTAATTGCAACGCCATACTTATCTGGCTTTACATTCAGGTTGTTATACTCAGTTTGATCTAATGGAATTTCTGCTCCTTCAGCTGTTAACCTAACATTCATTACGTTTTCAATCTGCCTATTAATATCAACACTTGAACCTGGAATACCTGCTGGTCCAATAAACATCGCTGCTAACTCTCTTGGTATAAGCATCTTTTCAGATTCTTCTACCAGTGTAGGCAATATCCTTCTTGGGATAAGTAATGATCCTTCAACTCCGTCTCCGGTATGAAGTAATTCTGTTAAAAATTTCATTTCTGCCATTCTAAGGTGTTAGTTCAACGATTGCGAAATTAAGGGTTCCACTTGTTGCATCAGTATAAGCTCTTCCGATTTTTCTTCCACCAGATGCTCCTCCATCATCATAACTTGCTGCTACAATGTGAGATCCTAATGCTCTGATTTCGTTATCTGCTCCGAATATCTCAACTGCCTTTCCTCCATATACTTCTGAACCTGCTGCCAATATGTATGCTCCTCTTGTAGCAACTGAAACATAACTTGTTGTTCCTGATGCTGTGTTTCCTGGAGTCACTACGATTCCATTGAAACTTGTACCAGATGCCAAACCGCTGACTACAATGTCGTCAACAATAAATGAATCTGCTCCTGAAGATACTACGTCTGCTGTTCCTGCGAAGAATACTAACTGTCCGCCAGTTACTCCGATTGGATTTCTTGCTGTTACTATTCTCGGAACTCCTCCGTCAAATAGTGCAACTGCTCCTGCTGGATTAACTGCCATTCTTCATTCGGCTATGCATATTGTGTAATTCGAAAATTCTCTTCACTTTTGGCATCATAAAGACACCGCCATTCTCATCTAATACAAAGTCTTTTAATTCCTCTGTTAAATTAGATGTTTCCTCTTCAGATACAACTCCCTTCAATTCCTTCTTTACTGATTCCATCTTCATTTCCTCAAGTTGTTCAATCAATAGATTAAGGGTTTCTTCACTAATCTTGGATAAGTCTTTTTCTTTCATGTCTTTTTCCTTACATAGAGTCTTATATTTTGCATGAAGTGTGTCCATCTTCTCTTTCCTTAAAGCTAATAGCTCTTCGTTTAGTTTGCTATGATCTTCTTTCAGAGTAGATAGTTCTTCAACAATCTTTAAGTCTACGACTGGCTTTTCGACAATCTTTTTATCCAATTTTTGCGAATTCTCTTCTTTCATTTCACCGTACCCCCTTTCATCTGTGTAATCATTATCTGCATTCATATCTGCAGTATCCAATGTGATGGCGTCTCCATCTTCTGCATTAAAAGTAATAGTGTTTTCCATCTTCTCTTTTAAGTCATAATTATTAGCGAATGCTGTTGCGAATGTTGCGCCTTCATCAGCTGGTATGGCTACTAAACTTAATTCTGCGAATGTTAATCCTTTAGCAATAAATACATCTGAATCTTCCTCTTGAATTAGATCCTCTGCAAAAGCCCCAATAGATACGGTGCTTAAGTCTCCTGCCTTGATCAATTGCTGAACGTGTTTACCTTGTTCCGTATTGTTAATCTTAGCCTCAAATTGAATGCTCTTGGTATCATTATTAAATGTAGAATCCTTAACTCTGCCTACAATAGCTTCAACACTATTATCATGATCTATTAACAATGGTTTACCAATCAATCCCTGTCCTGCTTTTTCTAATTCCTCAGCAATATACTTGTGTCCATTGTGTGTTGTAGTTTCGTTAATAGCCGTGCCCTTTATAATGAACTCATCATCTATGAATGCGTTTTCTGTAATAGGCGCGGAGAATTCTATCAGATGCCAATCTTTCTTTCTAACTTTCGCTACCTCTTTTGATTTCATCTCGGAAAAATAAGATTAATTTATGTTATATATTTAGACGCTTTCTTTATACAGAACTGTTATTAGGGCATTACTCTTAAAATAATCTCAACATCCTTGTTTTTAGCACCTTCAACCATGATTATTAACTTCTCATTCAAATAATAAGTTGTTAAATGGTCTGTATGTATGTTTCCCAAGTTGCTTGTTGTTGGTGTCTTTATTGCATAATATTTAATACCAATATGATCTCTCTTTTCAAATAATCTATATCCTAATTCTGAATCTACACTAATAGATACCTGATCATTGCTGTTCACATAGATCGCTAATAACTCTGCATTTACCTTACCAGTTGTCACCATCGCTAATCCTTCCTGCGTGTTCATTCCCAACTTTATATCTTTCGCCATTATTCTAAAAACTCCTTTGGTTCATCTGTTCTTTTAACATCTCTCTTCTTGAAGAAAGCATCTTCAATATGATGTAAATGTTGCCTTGTTCTCCACCTGTTAGTTGGGAATCCCCTGCTGGTTCTATTTGGAGGTTCCTTGTCACCTTCTATCCATGATCTTGTTCCTTGTAATGTGTTCTCTTGCCCTTGTCTCATTGATTGATTCACATTAGTATCACTCCCTGTAAAATCTTCCCAAGGTCCTATTACCAATACATCTTCATTTCTCAAAGACTCTTCTCCGAAACACTTATGCACAAAATCCCCTGTATGTTGCATTCGTTGTGCTCTTTGTTGACATCTTGGACAAATGAATAAACTTAATTCATTCGTCATCTAATGCCTCCTGAATCCATTTGTGTTGTTTCTTGATTAGCTTTTGCACGCAATTACCACACAATAACTTAGGACCATAATACACCATACCCCAAGGTATACCACATCCTTCACAATTCGGATATTTTCTTATTATTTGTTCGTCTTTCATGTTACAGCTACCCAACTACATCTGCACATTCCATGTACTGGTATCACCCCACTTGCTTCTGTGATTGGAAATATCCTTCCGTTAAGTTCAATACATATAGGACAGGTTCTCTCTGAGATACTTGCCAGGAAGCTGACTTCCTGAACTTTCTTCTTCTCATAATGCTTCAACACTCCCTCTGCTGCAACTCTTGTCGTTTCTGTTCTTGTTATAGAATTACCTCTGAATTGGCCACTCATTACCAACACTTGTTCGCCTAATGTGTT